ATTATTGGTTCTCTTGTAACAGTTGTTGCATCATTATTGGCAGGTGAACCATTAGGTAAGGCACTCTTTAGAGGACTAGGTGCTGCATTAGGTGGTGTTCTTGGTTCATTCATACCTATTCCAGTACTGGGTACAATGCTTGGAGAAGGTATTGGTATATTTGTTGCTGACTTACTCTATGAAGGATTCATGGGTAAGGGATGGAAAGCTGCGGGTGCTAAGTTAAAAGAAACATTCATGGGTCTTGTAACTGGTGCTGGTAAGATAGGTAAAGCAATAATCAGTTGGTTATTTGGTGGTGGATTAAAGACTCTACTAGAGAAAGCTGGTACTGGTATCAAAGAGTTTTTCCAGAAAGGAACTAAGAGATTTGTAGATAACTTCCCTAAACGTAAGTTCCCAACGGGTAACATTGGACAGTTCTTGACTGGTATCTTTGATAAGATGAAGTTGGGTTGGGCAATCAATCCTAAAGTCATTCCGATGCAAAGAGACGAGTGGAAGACTAAAGGAGCATTGTCCTTGAACAAGCAGGGAATAGGAGTAGATAATTTACGTAATATATTTGAGAAAGATCTTAATTATAGTATTCCTCAGATGTTTGGAAGTGCATTCACAGCTGTTGGAATGAAGGGTCTTGTAGATGATGATGGTGAAGTTAAGGGTATACCTGCTTTAGATCAATTGTTTAACCCTATCTTTATGGCTAAACATATTGGTAGTTCATTCTTTGGTGGCGGTGAATCTGCTAAGGCAGAACCAGGTGGTAATGTAACACCTCAACCTAAGAAGAATATGTTGGGTAAGATAATGCCTGATGAGTTCCAGAGTGAGGAGTATCTTGCACATAGGGATGGATCTGATAGTGATGCATCTCAGTTTGCTGATGGTGGAGGACATGAGGATGTCTTCTCTGATTATGCTAATGCTCCTGCTGAGGAGGAATCAGTTAAAGATGTATCATCTCAAGCAGCACTTGATAGTGCAACTGCTGATGTGGAAGAATCTGGTAGTGGACCAGTTCCTGTCATGCTTCCAGTAAGTAAAGCAGTAACTATAAATAGCCAAGGAGGGAAACCAACGGTTATCTTTAAGAGAAAACTTGCCGCATATATTGAATGAAAAAGCAAAAAGACGGAAGTAGTACTAAAATAAGGTTTTACAAGTTTGTTAACCCTCGTACCTCTGTGATGACTGAGAGTGAGGGTGTAGTTGCTGGCGACATTATTGCCCAGAAGACAGTTAAAGGTATTAATAGTTTAGGCATCACCTTTAATAGCTTTGCTATTATAATGAAGGAGATGAAGGAGTCCATGATAAGTGCTCATGGTGCTCAGAATGAACTCATAGATGACCTAGCACATTCTGCATTAGAACCAGATCCTAGTGATAATTTAACCCCTAAGAAAAAGAAAAGGTCTGGTTTTCAAGATTTTATTAAACCTGTTGTAGCAGGATTCTTTGAATCTCTTGCTAAGTTGGGTGGATTTTTGTTTAAGGCATTCGTAGGTCGTGCTATACTACAGTGGATTGCCGATCCTAAAAACATTGAAAAATTAGAGACCATCTGGAAGGGAATGATGGGTTTCGCCAAGTTCCTGATGGGTTTTGTTGGAGGTGTAGTTGGTAACATGCTGGATGGTATTGCTAAGGTGTTTGATCCGAACGCAAGTTGGTGGGAGAAGATAAAAGGGTTTGGTCAATTTTTCATTGCACTGGGGGCAGGATTACTGGCACTCAGGTGGTTAAAAAATCCGTTGAAATTAGTAAAGGACTTTATTTGGGTGCTTAAAACATTATACAAAAATCTAGTTAAAGGTATGAAACGCATGAAGATGCGTAAACCTAGGATTGGAGGAAAAGGAGGATTAGTTAAAGGACTTGTTTTGACTGCTGCTACTGCTGTTACAGCAATGGCAGTAACTAATGCTATGAGTGGTGGTGATGATACTGAGGAAGGTGCACCAGAAATGGCGAAGGGTGGATGGATCTCAGGTCCAATGTCAGGATATCCTGTATCTTTAACTGGTAAGGGTGTTGACTTTATTGGTCATGGAACTGAGTATGTTGCAACTAGATCAGAAGGTGGTAAGGTTGAACCACAGAAATTTGCTGGTGGTGGATTTGTAGTACCATTTAACACTCCAGCAACTAAGACTAATCCTGGTTTAACATCACAACGTATGCTAGAAGCAGGTGGGATGGGATTTGACATGGGTGGTATATTCAATACTAAGAACATGCCAAGTTTCTCTGAAGGTGGTCTGATTGAAGGAACTAATGAAGAGAAGTGGGCACAGGTTAAAGGTATGGCAGAGAAATCAGGTGCTAAGTATCCTAATGTAGTTGCTGCACAGTTTGCTTTAGAATCTGATTGGGGTCGTGCAACAGGTGCTAAAAATAATTTCTTTGGTATTAAAGCAACTCCAAGTGAATCATCTACTAATTCTGCAACTCAAGAGGTTGTAAATGGTAAAACTGTTAATACTGCTGCAAACTTCAAGAATTTTTCATCACCTCAAGCATCAATTGATCATCTAGTTACTCAATGGTATAAAGATTATAAAGGATATACAGGTGTCAATAATGCTGGTTCTGCTATGGAAGCAGCAGGAATGCTTAAGTCTGAAGGATATGCTACTGATCCTGCCTATGCTAAAAAATTACAGCAATTGATTGCTAGATATGGTAAGATAGATTCTGTTGCACCTAAAGCACCAAGAGATAAAGGTAGTAATGCTGCTAACATAACTCCTGGTAATACAGAATCCTTAGTTGCACAACAAACTGCAACAACAGGAACTGCAAAGGTTGAAGCAGTTGCCACTCGGAAAGCAACTGCGGATGCTACAGTAACAGCAGCAACTGCTATTGCTACTTCTGTATCTGCTAAATCATCTCAGGATGCAACTAATGCTGCTGCTGCGGCACAAGGTGATGGAGGTGGTACAATTGTAGTTCCTATGAACGAATTACCAGAGATTGTACAATTCCGACCTAAGTTCGGACTATTTGGAGCAAGCGATGTCGGTTAAAAGACAAGCGGGTGAAACCTCGCTCAAAGTATATCTATTAGAAGATGATGCCAAGACCCCACGTAAGGGATCAGGTGGTGAACAAAACTTAGTTGAACTTGTATCTGAATTAAAGATTGTTGAGAGTATCAGTAGTCCTACCATCAGAGCAGAGATGGCAATGTTTGATGCTACTGATTTTATTAACACACTACATGGTAATGATTACTGGAAGATTATATTAGAAGCAGGTGATAAACAACATCAATATATTCTTCAATGTTATGAAATAACTGCTAGACTACGAGAAGAGAAGAAGGAAGCATACGTTATCAATTTAGTATCTACTGAGTTCATCTATAATGAAACGATTAATATATTTGGTGCTAAAAAACCTATAGATGGTGGGGTTCATGTTAAAAATATTCTCAAGGATTCTGATAATAAGGGTTTAAACACTGGTAAGAGTGTATTCATTGAGAAGACTAAGAAATTTAGATATACTGCTGTTAACTGGAGACCATTTGATGCTATTAATTTTATTGCCTCTAAGGTTGTAAGATCAGGATCTACTGGTGATAAATCACAAGGTGCATTTATTTTCTTTGAGAATGCTAAAGGATTTCATTTTAAGAGTATTGATCAATTGATTGAAGATACTGTTCAGAATAAACAAAAACCAACCTATGTGTATGGTCAGAAGAGTATTGAAGATAATCCTTTAAAGAATCAATTCCTTATTGATAAGGTATCATATCCAACAGCATATAATTCTTTAAAGAGTCTTAGATTGGGTGCATGGTCTGGATATGTTATGGGAATTGATCCAACTACTCTACGTGAATCATTCTTACCAACTAGGAGTAAGAAAGTTACTGCTAGGACTGATACCTATGAATATACAAAAATCTTTAAGAGTATGTCTATTCTAGAAAAAGGTGGTAAGATGCCTATTGATACTGCTAACAGTCAAATGAAATCTCTTCTAGGTAGACCTAAGAGAATTAAGTATCAGGTGTTGCCAACTCATTTATATGATGTACCAAAGGCACAAGCAGTTAAACAATGGGCATCAGAAAAAGCAGGTACATATCAGGGAAAGAACTTAAATGAGTATATGAATGTTGCATCATATAATTATGTGAGAAAGAAATCATTAGAAGCAATTCAACTTGTTATTGAGGTTCCAGGCAACCTTGGACTCTATGCTGGAGAGGGTGTGAAGGTTGAAATACCTAGAATGTTAGCAAAAGGAAAAAAAGTAGAACTTGACAAAATGTACAGTGGCAACTATCTTATAGGTGGTGTAGTACACACTTACAAAGTCACGAATACCCAGACTACACTGCATTTACTCAAAGATAGCATCAAAGTTTAATAAATATTAGGGTATTCATAGAATAAATTACAAATGACTACAATTGAACAGCATATTGAGCATGATAAGGAGATCCTTGATGATCCTCAACTTAATCCTGCTGCACGTCGCCATTACAAAGAAGAATTACATGATCTCATAGAGTATGAAGAGCATCACCACGAAGAGATCGTAGCAGGAGATCATCACGATCCAAATTGTTTAGAACTATTTTGTGACCAGCATCCAGATGAACCTGAGTGCTTAGTGTACGACGATTGACAAATTGCTAAATAAGTGGTATGCTGGGCTCATGATGAGACTCAAAAACCACGAAACTCCAAGAAAGATGGGTCGGAACGTCAAGTCTAAACTTGCATCCGCCCGTCTTCGGCAGCTCAAGAAGCGTACAAAGACCTTGATTAAGAAATTGAATTCACAATGAACATTATACCAACCTTCCCTTACCCTGTATTCATTGATGAGTACGATATCAAGGAGAAGTTTATTGATCAATTAGAAGAGCATTGGGATGAAACTATCAGAGAGAAAGAAAATCCTCTGTTCATGTTCAAGGGTAAAATGCATGAGTGTGATGAATTATATGATTATGTGACAGAGAAAGCACAGTTTATGATTACGGAAGTAATGGGTCTGAAGGGTGAAGTTGATATGATTCACACTGAAACTCATGCCTCTAACTTTGGTACTATTATTCCACCTCACATACATCCTAACTCGTACTTAACAGCATATTATTTTGTTCAGTTTGATGAGGATAAAGGGCATACACCATTAGTAATTAATAATCCATTCTATCAGAGCAATGTTCCAGCATTTCGTTACGAGTCAACGAAACCTACAATGTGGTCTAGTGAGAATTTTATACCACCATTGAAAGAAGGTAACCTAATTATATTTCCTGCTAATCTACAACACTTCTTTCCTAAGCAAGATGCGGATGATCGTATCATAGTGACGTTTGATTTCGTGGCTAAATAATCAAGTATAGTTAACGTAGGTTCATGGTTACCACAGTTGATAACATCATAGGAGAATCAAAATCCGATTTTATTGGAAAGGATGGTTTCTTTTGGTGGATTGGTGAGGTTGAAGATACTAGAGATCCTCAGATGATTGGTAGGGTCAAAGTTCGTGTGCTTGGATATTATACTGGTGCAGAAGCAGGATTTAGAAAAGATTTAGAAACAAAAGATTTACCTTGGGCACAAGTACTTCAACCAACAGACCAACCAGGATGTGAAGGACTAGGAAAGTCTTCTCACCAAATGAGACCTGGTGCTATTGTTATGGGTTTCTTCCTTGATGGTGAAGAAGCACAGTTCCCCATTGTTATGGGTATACTGAGGATGACTCAGAATAGTGGTAAGACATTAGATCCTAAAAATAGTTCATTTATATTTTCAGAAGGTATTATCAGAGATAATATCAACCCTACTACTAATCAGATTGGTAACAGTCCTGTAGGTGGTAAACATCTTTCAACTAGCACTACTGCTGTTAAAGAAGCAGGTAATACTACTGCTGAGTTACCTAATGCTGCAAACCCTGGTTCTGGATTAGCAACTCAAACTGGTGTTGCTGGTTCTAGTGCTAACTCAAGTAAACCAAAATTCCCAAGTAAACCTATACCTGCTGCTAGTGGTGTTGGTGGTCCTTGGCAGACATTAGATTATAAGTTAACACAACTGGTAGAAGATATTGCTGCTACTGCTGGACAGGTAACTAAGAATGAGAATGGTGACTTCATTAGTATTATAGAGAATAAGGTTGTTAACATGGAGGCACTGCTGGATAAAGCAGAGGCATTCCTTGGTGCAGTTATGTCTCAGGTTATATCAGCATTTAAAGAGCAACTTACTATCATTGCTGGTAAAGTTCTAGAGATAGTTAATACCATAGCATCATTAACTGGTATACCATTTGTAGTTCTAGCAATTGTACAGGCAGTTATTCAAGCATTATTATCACAGATTTGTGGTCTGGATGGATTGATTGGAGGTATGCTTGCTAATCCTATGGCAGCGATCAACGGTATTATTGATAATATCATTGGGAAAGCTATGGATGCCATGACTGCTGCTACTGCTGGTATGCAGAAGTTAATTGAGTCAGTTACATGTGCAGTTCGTGAAGGTTTAAGTGTTGTTACTTCTGCATTGCAACTTGTTAAAGCAGCAACATCTGTTGCTGAAGGATTCAGTACACTTTCAAAAGCATGGGAAAGTGGCAAGGATATTATGAGTGCTGCTACTGATATGAATAAGATTAACCTAGCAAGTATAGGACAGTTAATCTCATTGATATTCAGTTTGTTTGACTTTGGTGGTTGTGGAAGAGAAGCAGGTAAGAATGCACAGGATCCGATGGGATTCTATCCACTACTAGGTTCTACACAATGTCCCGCAGATGATTTAGATAATTTAAAAGATAAGATCGGAGAGAAATATGGTCCTTGTGGAGGTGGAGGTAAGTCTAACCTCTTTGATGCCATATATGCTGATGCCTCACCATATCTAACTGCTGCCCAGAACTTTATTAATGGTGCATATAATATGCAGTTGAGCACACCAGGTCGTGATGCAACTGTAGTTAAGACTGCTAGTGGAATGACAGTCCATAGTGTGTCATTGGATAATAAACAACTCACAAGGTATAAAGCTCTTGTTGAGTCTGGAATGTCAGAAGAGGATGCTGCAAAGGAATCTACTAGAGTTAACCCAGATCAAAAAGCAGAAGCACCAGATCCATTAGTCGCTACGCACATTCAGGAACCTGGCAACTTCACAATGGATGTTGGTAAGGATAAAGCAACAACCACAGGTGGTCATTGGATTGAAACTGTTGATGGTGATATAAGATTAAAATGTTCAGGTGACTTCCACCTTGATGTTGGTGGTGGTCTGTTTGTTAATGCTCAGTGTGCTCCTAACAAAGGAGGAAGTAAGAACCAGAAGGCAATGGTTAACATTGGTTCTGACTTATCAGTTGATGCTAAAGGACATATACAAATACAGGGTATTGGATCCACTGTTGCTGGTAAGGGTGGAACTCAAGCACAGGTTATCAGTCCACAGGGTACTACTAAGATTGACGCAACATCATATGAAATCAATGCTGGTGAGATAAAATTATCTGCTGCTAACTCAATTACAATGACTGCTCCTGCGGAGTATCATTTCATCAATACTATTACAGGTATCATACCTAAAGGTAAGACAGGTATATTCAGTACAGTTGGTGGTCCTGTTGACTATGTACTATTCCCTGCTCCATCTGCTGATCCTATTCCAAGATTTTCTATTAACACAGTTGGTCCTTTCCTAGTCAACTGTGCTGCTGGTGGTGCTTTATTCACAGTCGCTGCTGGTGTATTCTCGGCAAACGTTGCTGCTGGTGCTGCTAATATTACTGCTAGTGCTGCTGTAGCGATTACTGCTGGATTAGCAATGACTCTTACTGCTAAGGGAATTGTTAAGGTTTCTGGAGCATCTATCCAACTCAACTAAATCTATGGTATAATATCGCTATGAACGATCTTTCAATGGAACGCCAACAACAACTAATAGAACTCAAGGAAATCCTTGAAGATACTATTCAGTATTTTTGTGACGAGAACATGGTCTCTGGTGAGACTGCATGGAACATGGTCGGTGCATTATCTGATGCAAAACTGAATGTTGAATTTAAACAATGAAACAACCATTAGATTTACCGATAGAACGTCTGTTCTCAAACATGGAGTTTGTAACAGATTTGTGTTATGATCAACAACAACCTTTCCGAATTGACCTAGGTAATGGTAAGATGGTCATGTTAGTACCACTGGTTGAGAAACCTACCATACCAGTGGATATTGTTGAACAAGTGGAGGAACACAAAAAAGAATGGATGGCACAGGTGGAATCCAAAACTTCCTCAACACAATAGCAGGAGTTTGGAGTAACAAGCAACAAGCACAATCTGACCCGACTGGTTATGTCTGGTCATGGATTCAGTGGGACTTACTAGGCGATTCTCGTCTGAAGTCTAAACAGTGGTATCAGAACGATGGAGTAGTTTATCGTGAAAGATGCTTCAATGCACATGAAGATGCTAACGGTACGGTCATTCTTGACATACATAAGATAGACTGGACACCCATAGGTCATTCTCTTAAGTGGAGACCTCATGGTAGTGAGTGGCAGTTAGCAGGTGACTACGTTTACGAAGGAACCGATGTCTTTTATGAAGGCAGATTAACTAAAAACAATTATTTTTCTTGGGATCGTGGATTTAAGAATGGAAAACTCACCTACGGGAGCAACAAAGGAGCGTTCAAATTTGATAGAGTATAAGGTATATGACATAGAATTATGTCGTACCAAGCAAATTGAACTCTGTAATACATTATGTGAAGTCGCTGGTCGTGTATCAGAGAAATTAGATAACGTCCACATTCCATCTCAAAAAAATCCTAATCTTAGACATGAACACATTGTTGAACGACCTAACGTATCTTGGTGTTACGGATACTATAATATATTTGGGTGTGCTGCTGGTAACACAGTAATGTATGATCTATACTGCCAAATGAGAGCAGCAATTAGAGATTACATTGGAAATGATAGTAGAGCATGGATGCAATGTTGGGTTAACACTCATTCAGTTGATGATCTGATGGCATATCACAATCATTCGTATCCTACACATGGATATGTTTCAATATATCCTCAGAATACATCAACAGTATTCTATAAAGGTAAAGAAGAGGTACATAGAATACAAAATGAAGTTGGTAAATTATACATAGGACCAGGTAAAGTACCACATGAAGTTGTTGCTGATGGTCCACCTGATGAACCAGATGCACCTCGTATCACAGTAGCATTTAATGTTATCACTGAGAACGATAACGGTACAGACTTATCACTATCATTCATTCCTATCTAAAATGATGAAACTTAATCCTGATCGCATAGAAAAAAAGTCCTTCACAAAAATAGACAAGAAGGGTCGTGAAGAAACTTGGGAGTGGGAAGAAGGACCAGAACTACGTGCTTTCATAGAAAAGCAAAAGAAAGATGTCACCTGAGAAGACTCCCTTTCGTAAGTATTACGAGGAGTTTTGTGAAGTCTTTGGGCATCCTCTATGGCATCTGCCAATGATGATGATCATTTTCTTTGTTGGTATAGAAGTTATGCATACTTCATACCATATGGATGGTGAACAAGATGCCCACGGATTTTGTAGTCGTCAACAGTGGGTTAAAGACTTGCAAGGAGACGATGATGATTGGTAAAATACAATACACTATAACCTAAATAAATCATAAGACTTTTGGTATATGAGAATCCAACTCTGGTACTCTGAAGACATGAAACAGTGGCGATGGTCACTATATACAAGACACTATGCACCTACTGGTAAGGACTATCACCAGGAAACTGGTCAGAGGCCAGAAGTAAGGGATGCAATGAATGATGTCGCCACTACTGTAGAATACCTCAAGGCCGAAAAGTATCAAGAACTTCAGGAAGATTCTGTATAAATAAACTTGTAGCATAGCATATTTTCTGTGGCAACCAAAAAGATATCACAGTTAGATGGAATAGATGACGCTAACCTGTCGGGAGAAGCAATTCTCCCTGTTGTCGTATCTGACCCTCTAATTCCGAATAGAAAAGCAAAGGTAAATCAACTTTTCAAAACAATTCCAGCAGGTACAAAAGCTGCACCAGGACTGGCTTTTGACCTTGATAGGAATTCAGGGATCTATCAGAATGCTTACGATCAGATCGGAATAGCATTTGGTGATGGTGGTTTATATCTTTCTAGGATTGCTAATAATGATGGTTCTTCAACGAACTTATTGACTGTTGCTGATGACGGTGCTACAAACTCAAATATTATTATCTCACCTAAAGGTGCAGGTCGTGTAGAGGTTACGGGACAATTACTGTTGAATGATAACCTATTGGTTCTTCAAGATAGCAGTGATAATACTCGTAAAGCAAGGTTTGAAGTTGGTAATATAGGTAATACTGGTGGTACTAGGGTATTCACACTACCTGAAATATCCTCTGGTGGAGGTACAGTATTAATTGGTGATGACACAAACCAGATTATTACTAATAAAGATATATTTGTAGAAGACCAAAGATTCACTATTCGTGATGGTGTTGGTAATACTGAAAAGAATGCTAGGTTTACATTTGACTGGGATAATACTGTAACAGGTACTAAGACATATCAGTTACCTGATCCTGGTATTGCTGTTACTACTTCTGAATTGTTAGATGATCTATCAACTCAGACTGCTAGTGGAAAGAATTTTGTTAACTGTAAGTTTACATCAAGTACTGCTACTGATAACCCAACAGTCACCTATGATACTTCTGCATTAACATCCAATCGTATTGCTACCTATCCTGATTTATCTGGTACTGTAGTATATGCTGAGGCAACACAGACTTTAAGTAGTAAGGTTATTCAAGGATTGATTCTAGCAGATATAACTACTGCTACTAAACGTATCAATTTTGATCTTAGTAATCAGTTTGAAAACTTGAACTATGCGTTCAAGTTCCCATTCAAGGACATGAATCAGTCTACTGGTTCCAGTGAGATTGCTACTGTCAATGCTTCCCAGAAGTTATCCAATAAGGAACTAAATAGACCAGTAGTTATAGATGATGTAGAGACAGATCGTAAGGTCACACTAGATCTATCAAATATCACTGATGCAAGAACAATTAAGTTCCCTGACTCAGATGCTACACTATTATCTACTCAGAACGTAACACTAGATGATGTTAACTTTGGTGCTGGTATTGGTGCTCAAAGATTAACAGCAAAAGTCCGTCAACAACAACTTTATCTATCTCAAATTTAAGAAATGGCAACTAATACAGGAGTGCTGGCGAACTCAAAACCCGCTGCCAATACCGAAACAACTATATTTAAGAACGATGTGAAGAGTAGCACTACTGGTACTCTTGTCGCTAGTTGTGATGGTACAGGTTCAGATACTTACGAAGTATCTTTAAGACCTTATGATCAAGATCTAACACTGAATGCAGCAACATATAAACTGCACCGAGGTGATGTAATTACTAATGTTAAGTGGACATTATCTGCTTCATTACCATTAGAGGATGCTATTCCTGGTACTAAATTTACAAGTACTGATGGTGAGAAGTGTGCATATCTATTAGATGTTGTTGACCCTGCTGTTACTACATACCTCACAAAGTTTAAGTCTCTTATAGCATTTACTCTTGAAAACGTAGATGATGGTGCTAGTTCTGCTGAACCTGACTACGCAAACGGTGAGACAGTCACCAATGGTGCAGGTGTGAGTGGTGTTGTTTATGAATTTGTTCCAGGTGAAAACGATGCTGGTGTTGTTTGGGTTGGTGATATAACTGGTGGTACATTTGCTGAAGGTAACGTACTAACTGGTGGATCATCTACAACTGTAGGTACTATATCAACTGGTGGTATTGCTACTGCTGTTGGTAAATTAGTATTCAACGATGGTGCTGGTGGTTCTGTTTATCAGTATTACTTACAAGAACAACCACAATTATTAACTGATAGAACTTATAAGTTTGATGTTAGTGATAACTCAATGACTGGTAAGGTACTACAGTTCTCTACTACTGCTGGTGGTACAAACAACGGTGGTGCTGAGTGGACTGAGGGTAAAACTACTTCAGGAACTGCTGGATCTGGTGGTGCTTATGTGCAGTATGATCTATCTGCTTCTGAACCTGTAAGTAACTGGTATCCACATGACCAAGCAGATGCTACTTATCAGGATAGTGATTCATTCTTTACTATGTCTAACCAGTTCGTATATAATGAGATCTGGGTATATTCACAAGAAGAAGAGAGTGGTCTTGGTGTTGTATCTGATTGGATAACAACTAACCAGTTCCTATATCGTAACGCAACATATACTATTAACACTATTGCTGGTGATAGTTACAGTACTGTACTAAGTCACAGTGGTACAAGCACCAAGGTAGCAAATGGTCCTGGTTCTGCATTGTGGGTAGGATCAGATACATTCATTGAATCACCTAGACAGGTATCTGCTACTAAAAATACTGCTACTATTAGTAGTGTAAGTAATGATTCTGATGCAGACTTGTATGTGCAAGCAGATGCTATTGCTACTAATGTTTCTGAACATAATAAGGGTATTATAATCGGACCTGGACAATCCATTAAAGTTAAAGCAACTAATGGTAAAGTGACGTTCATATTGGATGCGTTCCAAGATACAGTAGCAGAATACTCTACTACATTGTATCAGCGTTCAGATGCTTATCAAACTGATGGTGGAGAAGGTGGAGACTAATCCCCATAGATCATTAACTCATATATAGATTCTAAATAAATGGCACTAACTAGACTCAAAAATATTATTACGTCCAGAACTGGACGTATTATATACGTCAACCCTGATGACTTTGATGCCTCTGATGCAATAGACAACAGAGGTAACTCTAGTTTGCGTCCATTTAAAAGTTTGCAACGAGCATTCCTTGAGGTAGCACGTTTCTCATATCGTGTTGGATTAAGTAATGACGAGTTTGATGCTTTTAGTATCATGCTCTATCCGTCAGAGTATATTATTGATAACAGACCAGGCGAAGTATTATATACAAACATTCCACCACTTGATGCTAACTCTAACTTTGATATAACATCACCTAACAATGTATTATATAAGTATAACTCAGTTGAAGGTGGATGTATAGTACCTAGAGGTTGTTCTATTGTTGGTATGGATCTTAGACGTACTAAGATTATTCCAAAATATATACCATATCCTACAACATATCCGTCTAAAGGTATTAACACTGTAGAGCAAGTACCAGGTGAATCTGCAATCTTTAGGGTAACTGGTGGTTGTTATTTCTGGCAGTTTAGTTTATTTGATGGAGATGCTACTGGTGTATATTTCAAACCAGATAGTGCAGAAACAATTCCACCATCATATTCACACCATAGATTAACATCATTCAACTTTGCTGATGGTAATAATAGTTTAAACTATTTAATTAATACTACTGGAACTGTTCCTAATAGTACAGAGATTACACAGTCTACTATACCTGACTTACTAGAAAGAACTGACCTAGACATATATTATCAGAAGGTATCAAGAGCATTCGCAACTATCCCTGATACTTCAGGTGATCCAGCACAAGACCAGATACAGGCAAGAGTTGAAGAGAATAGAATTGTTGGACCTATTTCTGACGAGTTTAGAGTTCTACAGATCACACGTAATGGTAACACTGCTAGTGCTGTTACTGTTGATGCTGATGGTAACCCTAAGAACCACGGATTCTCTGTTGGAGTTAACGTCAATATTTCTGGTGTTACAGGATCAACAGGTCCACAGTCAGAACTTGATGCACTATTATATAATGGATCATTCGCTGTTACATCTGCGAGTGGTAACGTATTTACATACCAATTAGCAGAAGAACCTACTGGTAATGCTATTGGTTCTAACATGGTAGTTAAGGTTGAGATTGATACTGTTGACTCAGCATCACCTTATGTCTTTAACTGTTCCTTGAGATCTACATGGGGTCTACAAGGTATGCATGCAGATGGTAGTAAGGCAACTGGATTTAAATCTATGGTTGTTGCTCAGTTTACTGGACTATCACTACAGAAAGACGACAGAGCATTTGTTAAATATAACGCATCAACTGGAAACTATGATGAAGGAGGAGCAGGTTCTCACCTAGATGGTTTCGCAGAGTATAAGAAAGGATGGAGACACACTCACATTAAAGCAAGTAGTGACGCATTCATTCAGGTCGTCTCGGTGTTCGCTGTTGGATATGCAGATCACTTCGCTGGATATGCTGGTGCTGACATGTCAATCACCAACAGTAACAGTAACTTTGGTAACACAGCATTAAGATCAAAAGGATTTAAGAAAGCAGCATTCACTAAGGATAAGGCAGGTACGTTAACACACATCATACCACCTAAGTCATTGAGTGATGTACCAGAAGTATCAGTTAACTGGACTAACTTAGACATATCAAGAACTAAAACTATTAACGCAGCACTAGCAGCACAGGGTGGTACACTAGGAACAAGACTCTATATATACGGTTACACAAGTGAGACTGCACCACCACAGAATAAGGTACAGGGTTACGTTATAGGTGCTAGACAAACTTTAACAGTACCAGATAAATTATATTGTTTGTTGATACCATCAGGTGCAACACAAGCAAGTGTACAATCAGCAAAGATTAACCCATATGGTCCTGCTGTATCAGGTACAAGTGCTGGTGGAACAGGATCACCATTACAATATGATAGTGCTACCTATACTATAAATGGTACACCTAATCAGGTTGGTGGTTGGTATCTATCAGTAGATGCAACTAACAATGAGATATATTCTACTCTTGTAAACAATACAATATACAATAGTCTAAACTTTACACCAACAACATTTATTAAGAGAGTACCTGACGCACGTAACTTGAAAGATAGAACATATCGTGTGCGTTATGTAATACCTAAAGATCAGAATCCACCTCTTCCAAGAGCACCTATTACTGGATTTGTTCTACAACCATATAATACTGACCAGACAAATTATAACCTTTCTAAATGTTATTATATCTACGAAGTTGAGACTGTAACTGCATTTGAACGTGGTATTGCTGATGGTGTATATTACCTAACACTATTGTGTGGTTCAATAACACCAACTACATCAAACTTTGATGACTTTAGATTCTCACAAAACGTTAATGAAGTATATCCTTCATTTGACAGAGATAACCCTAATGATGACCCAACGGAGTCAGTATCTATTGCAGATAATGAAACAATTGGTCTAGTATATGGTACTGATGGTGCATCACCTACACCTAACAAAGACGACCAAAGAAGTATAACTAAGGAGTCAACTAAGTTCCTATTAGCAGACGCAGGTTGGGTCGCTGGTAGTAACCCAGGTTGGGATAGTATTAACAATACATTATCAAATATTCCACTAACTTCTCGCTTAGGTGATGAAGAAACTAGAAAGATTCCTATCCTAGAAGATGCTGATGGTGATCTTAATCCTATCAACGTAGAGTTAAGACGACACTCAATTCTAAGATCAGGTAACCATACATTTGAATATACTGGATTCGGTCCAGGTAACTATTCAACTGCATTCCCTCAGACACAAGTTGAGACACTAAGTGATGCTCAAGTTAGACTATCACAGTCATTGAAAGAAGAGGCAGGAGTTGCATTCTACTCTGGACTTAACTCTAATGGTGACCTATTCATTGGTAACCAAGTTATTAACCCAGTTACAGGTCAGATAACTTCAGAAGATATTGCACAGTTGAATGTATTGGGTGAAGAGAATACTACGATTGAAACATTCTCTGAAGTTGTTATAACTGATAAACTAACAGTTATTGGTGGTGCATCTAACAACTTAGAATCAATCTTCAGTGGTCCTGCTACATTCCAAGGTACTATTACTGCTTCAAATAATATATTAGCGAAGAAATTAACATACAATAATAATGATGGTACTGTTCTTAAGACTACATTACTAGCACCTGAATTGGTTACTGGTGGTATAGCACAAGGAACACCAGACTTAACTAATGTACAGAACTACAATGCACCTAGTGATGGTGATATTGTATATAATATTGACTGGACACCTGGTGCTAACTTAGGTTGGATGTATTATAATTCAGCATGGGTTAAGTTTGGTCTAACTAATACTGGATTCATTAACATTGATACCTATGGATCAACACAACATATAGGTATAGGTAGAGCAACGTCAGCAACATATCGTGCAGAGGTTGAAGGATCAGTTAGATTAACTGGTGACCTTAGAGTTGATGGACGTGGTGGTGTTGCACCTGACAAGTATATCACTAGAAGATCACAAGGAGATGGTACAACATTAACGTATCCAATTACTTCATACTCTGGTGTTGTTCACAACTCTAAGTCAGTCATAGTCACTATCAATGGTGTCTTACAACATCCTGATGTGAACTATACTGTTGACACTAATGGTACTAACGTAGTGTTTGGTGCTGGTGACGCACCTACAACTTCAGATCATGTAGAGATACGTGAGTTACCTATCTAATAAATAGAACAGGGATTGGAATAGCATATGGCACATACTAAGATTAATGGTAATAACATTGATACCACAACGCAAGCACTGATTAAGATCTTGCAACTGAGTGGTAGTGGATCCTACCTTGAGATTCCTAAGTATGCTAATGCTGCTGCTATAACTACTGCTCTACCGTCACCTGCTTACGGTACAATAGTATATGATACTGCTGAAGACAGTGCCCAAATATACGTTGCTGACGCACAGCAAGGAAATCCAGGATGGACTTCAGTAGGTGGAGGTGGTGCTGGTCTAGGTGCTAAGAGTATTATTAGAACTAACGCAGCAAATATTCAAGAGAATTTAACACTAGGTGCTGCAAGTAACGCACCAGAGAATGCTAACTCAATATCAATTGGTCCAATAACTATAGACAATGGTTACACGATAAACATGGATGCCTCAGCAGAGTGGACTATAATTGGTGGTGGAAATAATGGTAGTGGCATGGCAACACGCAACCATATATAGATTGGGGGTTGACACCTAACCATATATAGATTATACTGGTAGGGTCTTCAAATTTAGAAATGACAAGGTTTAAGATTGTTGCAAACGACTATGACTCTGGCACAAAGGATGTCAAGGAGTTCAATGCCGAGACTCTCACAGACGTAGTAGATCAGTTCTCTGATTTCTTACGTGGTGTGGGATTTGTTTTTGATGACCTAACTGCAAACGTCTCCCCTTGGGAACAGACTACTGATGAATTAGATCCTAATTTATTGCTAGAGATGGAGGGTGGTGAAACTACCACTTCAAGTTTTGATAACTTAGTTAAATTCAGTAAGACTGAGTAACTATATATTAGTACCATCGCAATTTCATTAACTAATGGGACGTACATATAGACGAGGTGGAGACGAATCCACTCATTCTTATGGCAGCAAATCTCTTAGAGAAAAAAGACAGAAAGGTAAATCTAAACGATACAATTCGTGGGACGAAGATAAGAATCAAAAGCGTAAAAAGTCTAACAAAGTAGACTATAACCCTCAAGATTGGAGTCTCTAATTATGCCTGATCCTAACGAAAAAGCGACACAAAATATACCTGGAATTGAAGTTACTCAATATCCAGGATTAATGCCCGAACATTTGTGGGATGAAGATGAAGAAGATGGTCTAGATTATGATGATATGTCGTACTCATCTTTAGACATTGATTATACAACTCAATCCTAAATGAAAGACCAGAATAGTATTGACGACAACGAATCTTATGATGCTAAGTATAACAGAGCATTAGATTTACTCGCTGAGTCATTACATAAACCTGATAATGTTCTTCGTGCATGTGCCCATAACCAGAAATGTTTTAACGAATTAATGACAGTTAAGGCAGAAGTTCTCTCACTATTACCTACATTACGCAAAAGATAGTTTAATGTCCTCAACACATTACCCACATTGTATGCCATTTAATGTCCCTGAAAAAGAGATATTAAAGAAAGCATTAGCACTCAAATTACATGAGTTGCAAGATAGATTCTTTAACAAAAGAACCTTAGATCGTGATACTTATGACAACAAATTGTCTTTACTGGAAGATATAGTGGAGAAATTGGGCATTCAGGATGTAAATATTACAACCAATGAAGAAACTGGCACAATACAGCGTGTTATTCTCTGATTATCCTTTATAATAAGAGAGTCAAACGCATTTTACTACATGCCAACTGCTACCGCTTCCAAGTCAACACCTCGTAAAACTCGGACTCGTAAAGCAAAGAAAGCATCTGTAACAAATGTAACTTCACCTGCTAAATATTCACAACCTCGTGAGATTAAGCAAGTGACTAACACAAAACCCTCTACAGTTCGTCCTGAAAAACCTAACCTAACTTGGGAAGATTACAGAGATGATGTTAAAGTAAGATGGGAGATTCATTCATTTGAAGTGAAAGAACTCTGGACAGACTGTGTATGGGGTTATCAACAACTCCAACCTTATTTCCAGAAGAGTGTTAGTTACGTGAAGGATTCATATAACAGAGCATTCAATTAATATTTTAAAGATGGGTTTACACCCATCTTTTTTTATGGTATAATATTATTATGAAAGATACTATTCTATTTGGTGACTGTAGAGAAACACTTAGTGCCTTTATTGATAAGGCAAGAATGTGTGTTACATCTCCACCTTATTACGGACTGCGTGATTATGGTGGTGAAAAGTTACAAATAGGACAAGAAGAATCACCTGAAGAATACATTCAGAACCTAGTTGAAGTGTTTAGATCAGTAAGAGATTGTCTTACTGATGATGGTACTTTGTGGGTGAACATTGGTGACTCTTATTATAACTATAGACCTGGAAAAGGTCAGGCATTAGTTAAACAAACTGTGTCTAAGACTAAACAAGATTTACCAGACAAATGTGCTAAACGTGCTAACAAACTAGAAGGACTAAAAGAGAAAGATTTAATCGGTATTCCTTGGATGTTAGCGTTTGCATTACGAGCAGATGGATGGTACTTAAGGCAAGATATTATATGGCATAAACCTAATCCAATGCCTGAAAGTGTGAAGGATAGATGTACTAAATCACATGAATACATCTTCCTACTAAGTAAGAACAAGAAGTATTATTATGATAATGATGCTATCAAGGAGCCAGCCAAAGATTGGGGAACCAGAGATAGATCAAAAGGCAAATATCATAATAAAGGTACAGGTTTACAACCTCATTCTGGTCTTACTAAATCATATCCAACAAAGAATAAAAGATCAGTTTGGAGTATAACAAATAAACCATATAAAGGTGCTCATTTTGCAGTATTTCCACCTGATTTAATTAAACCATGTATATTAGCAGGATCACGCAAGGGTGATATAGTATTAGATCCTTTTATGGGATCTGGAACTACTGCTATGGTTGCAAAAGAATTAGGTAGGTATTACTTAGGATGTGAATTACATGAGGACTATGGTAATTTGATAAACGACAGAACAGCACCCTACCATGCCAACCTTGAAAATTTCTTATGACTGTGACACTTTGCTAAGCTGCACACTCTATAAACCATTCGTCCTAAAATAGAGTATTATATAAATGTTGAGAGATCACTGGGTTTCTAACTACTCTGACATTCATCTTAATTAGACTTCGTAAAGGAGTTAGCATAGATGATAAAGCAGAGAAATGATGTTAGAGTAAAAAACTTCCTAGTCTTTCAACACTTTCGTCCTATACTAACGATTATCATGTCAGTTCAAACTGAGCAAAACGATCTATTTTTCGCATTGGAAAATGCAGAGAGTGGTCGTGAACTACTTGAAGCTATTGATGCTTATGTAGAGGGAGGTAGTCAAGAAGTATAGAACCTATTGTGTAAGTGATTGGTATTTTAGGAGGGAGTAGTGACCCCTCCTTTTTCTTATTCGTCCTAAATTATTAACAACAAATGAACAAAGATTTCGACAGAGAGTTATCACAATTAGGTGATGATTCATGGGATTCAGTATCAGAGTCATTCTTAAATGATGAGAGTGGTGTTAAAGAAACCCTAGAATATGAGACACAAAAGTTACTTAATTATTTTTAATTGTTAATTAAAGTAACTACAACGCTACATATAGTAGTGATATATTTGTACCTGTTAATACATTATGAGTTAGTGAACTTGACAATACTCTAATAATCAAGTAAAATTAACACTATCACCAGGTAATTATCATGTCTCAAACTATCACCGACAGAGAGAAATTAACACGCTATCGTGTTACTTTAGACCTAATGATTGACGACACATCATGTACTAATCCCGAAGATTGGAATTGGTATAATTTACTTCAACTCGAAAGAAGAGAGCAAGTTAATGATGTTTATGTCGAGAATATGGGAGACTATGTAGCATGAATGAAGAGGAATTTCTACTTAAATTTGGTGATGATGATCTTGAATATGAAGAATTTTATTATGAAGATTCTTCAGGAATAGAGCAAGATATTACTATCGAAGCACATGAATAGCACCACTAAATGTTATCATGTGACAGTAATATAAGCTGCACATAATATTCCCATTCGTCCTGATTATGGACTATATTATACTTAACAAACAAATTTTATTATGAACGCAGTTCCAACAATCGCAGTATTTCCTGAAGAGAAACTCACTTTAGATCAAAAGATCGAGAAGTGGGTATATTTTTATGTGCAATCTTTGGAGGAAAACTATAACAGAAGATACCCAAATTCTTCTGATCCTGTTAAGTTTAAAATGGAATCTGGTAGAAAGTATTGGAAAGTGAACCAAGTAAATGGTGGAGTTCATTCATTTGTTGATAAGAAAACAGGTGAAGTTTATAAACCAGCATCTTGGAGAGGGCCAGCCAAATATGTAAGATTTGATCTTAGAATTATTAATCAACGTGAGAGATTACATGATCCTAATTTTACAGATTGGGCAGGTGGTTATCTTTATTTGAGGTAAATTATGCTAGTTGACTTAACAAAAAAGGAATTACAATCGTTGTGTGAGTTTATTACTTACAACAACGATATTGACAAGGAGATTGACAACATCTATGATAAATTGAAGAGCATTTCTATTGCTTGCACTTGTAAAGAATCTAACTAATTATTACTATGTCAAAGAATATGACTGCAAAAGAGAAATTAATTTTTCTCTTTTCTTTTGTTTGGTGTTTACATTGGGGAACATGTATTTTCTCGAAATTAGTGGATACGGTTATCCTAAATCAGTCTGTCAAAATGTTACCTACTGGTTTTTGAATAAGTATCTACCAAGACACAAGATTAACATCGAAATATTACATCGAAGGCTAAAAAGTGATGGCGTTTGTGGTTACTGTGACGTGAACGGTAGTAGTTACAAACCTCGTAATTTTTTGATTGAACTTGATACTTACATGAAGAAAGAGTTATACATAAAAACCTTATTACACGAGTTAGTACACTTAAAACAGTGGGTAATTGGGTCACTAAGAGAGAAGCGAGGTAAAATGTATTATGATAAAGAGTTAATTAATAATTATGAATACTTATATCAACCTCACGAGATTGAAGCACGTAAGGAAGAATTAATACTATACGATTTGTTCACTAATCATAAAGAAATGTGGACACTTCATGAAGCTGCACACAAATCCCCCAAACGATTCCAGTTCGTTGTATATTAGAAAAGTAAAGGAAATTCTATTTTTTTATGAACCAAA